GCTAAATTGATGGGTGTCATAGGTGCTGTGACAGGCAACTTTGTAGATCTTATTGCTAATCTAGGGGAGAGCATTATAGAAGCCTTTGAAAATCCTAAGGAGGCTATAGCAAGTTTCGCCAACCTCATAAAAGAAAACATTGTAAACAGGTTTGAAGGTCTTGTTAAGTTAGTGCCAAGACTTGGCGAGGCTATAGGATTGCTATTTCAAGGTAAATTTGGCGAAGCAGGCAAGGTTGCTGCAGATGCGGTAGGTCAAGTAGTCTTAGGAGTAGAGAATGTCACAGATAAGGTAGTGCAGGCTACAGAAGCGGTTGGAGAATTTATAAAGGAGAACCAACGAGAGGCTAAGATAGCAGCGGATATTGCAGACATGCGTGCCAAAGCAGATAAAGCAGAGCGTCAACTTATACTAGATCGTGCTAAAGCAGACCGAGAGCGTGCGGAATTGCTAGATAAGGCTGTAGATAAGGAGAACTTTACAGCAGAGCAACGTATAGCATTTCTTGAAGAGGCTGCTGCTATCGAAGAGGCTATCACACAGCAAGAAATTGAGGCAGCGCGTTTACGATTTGAAGCTAAGAAAGCCGAAAACGAACTAAGCAAGTCTACAAAAGAGGATAAAGATGAAGAAGCACAACTAGAAGCGCGACTCATTGAACTTGAAACTGCACGTCTTAGAAAGCAAAAAGCGGTGACGGCACAATTATCAGGAGTGCGTAGAGAAGCACAAGCAGAACGTGATGCAGCCACAGCCGAAGCAGAAAAAAAACGTAAGGAGCGCGAAGCACAAGAACTAAAAGACGCGCAGGAACTAGAGAAAAAGAAACTTGAAGCCAAAGCAGCAGCAGACAAGCAAGCGGAGGCTATGGAGAAGGCTACACAAGACGCTCGTAAGAACATCATAGCAGGTAGTCTTGCTGCTATAGCAAGTCTAGCACAAGCCTTTGCAGGGGACAGCGAAAAAACACAGCGTAGAGCCTTTGCAATACAGAAGCAAGTACAGATTGCACAGACACTCATGAGTACCTACCAAGCTATCACAGATGCTATGGCTGCTAAAGGTGGTGATGCTTTACTTCCTTTCCCGTTGCGTTTGGCAAACTCTGTGATCGCAGGTATAGCAGGATTTGCAAATGTGCGTAAGATAGCAACGACTCAATTTAATAGCACAGGAGTAGCAGGTGGAACTGCACCTCGTCCACAGGCAGCAAGTGGTCCAAGCATAAGTCTAATAGGAGGTACGGAACAAACACAAATAGGATCATTGTTTAACCAAAGTCAAGAGCCGCAAAGAGCATACGTCACACAAGGGGACATCAACAGCAACGCCTCATTAGATCGACACGTTACTCAAAACGCGACATTGGCAGGATAACACGTTATAATAGTATGGTAGATATAGTAGAACTAATTTTAGACGAGGACGCTGTATTGAATGGTATAGATGCCATTTCAATAGTAGAGCATCCTGCAATAGAAAGTGACTTTGTAGCACTTAAGGATCAACAACAAGTCAAGTTTGCAGAGGTAGATCAAGACAAGCGCATATTGATAGGTGCAGCATTGATTCCTAATAAGCCAATCTACAGGCTAGATGATGATAAGGAATACTACGTTTATTTTAGCAAAGCCACTATCCGTAGAGCAGCAGAACTATTCTTACAGAAGGGCAATCAAAACAAGACCACACTAGAACACGAAGCCAAGCTAGAAGGTCTTAGTGTAGTAGAATCATGGATAGTCGAAGATCCTGCACGCGATAAGAGCGCGTTATACGGACTTAATCCTGTAGAGGGTACATGGATGGTCACTATGAAGGTAGAAAACGAAGAGGTATGGAAGGAGTACGTCAAGACGGGTGCTGTGAAAGGTTTTTCCATAGAAGGTTGGTTTATTGATCGTAAACGTAGAGAGCAAGAAGAAGAGGAAAAGAAGAGAAACTATGAAATAGAAAGTAAGCTAGAGGCAGTTCGTAAGATCATACGCGAGGACTTTGAAAGCTATGCTGACTATGGTCAAGGTATTCGCAACAACGCGAAGCGAGGTATTGCTCTAAACGAGAAAGTCAACAACAAGTGCGCCACCCAAACGGGGAAGATAAGAGCGCAGCAAATCTCACAGGGCAAGCCTTTGAGCGTGTCCACGATTAAGCGCATGTATAGCTATCTAAGTCGTGCAGAAGAGGACTATGATCCAAGCGACACTCAAGCCTGTGGAACTATCTCATATCTATTATGGGGAGGCAAGGCTGCTCTAGGGTGGTCAAGAAACAAATTACGGGAACTAGGTCAACTCGAAGAGTAAAAATACGACAAAGAAAAACTAGATAGTTTTATTGATATGAATGCACAAACTACATTAAACAAGATTATGGTCGCTCTTGGTATGAACGAGAAAGCGGCTGTAGAGGTAACTCTAGCGGAAGAAAAGTTAGAGGACGGCACTATGGTTGAAGCCCAAGAATTCAAATCAGGTCAATCTGTATTTGTAGTCACCGAGGATAAAGAGAAAATGGCTATGCCTGAAGGCTCTTACAAAATGGAGGACGGCAAGATCATGGTAGTCGATGATATCGGTGTAATCAAAGATATGATAGAGGAAGCCGAAGAGAAAGAGGAAGAGGCTGTTGAAGAACCCGTAGAGGTGGAAGCCGAAGAAAAGGTTATGGAGCCTAAGAAGGTTCTCGAAAGCGAAACCATTTCTCGTGAAACTTTCTTTGCTGAAATGGAAAGCCTAAGAAGTGAATTTACTAGCATGAAGGAAGAACTTGCTAATCTAGCATCACAAAAAGAGCAAGCAGAATTACAGCTATCAGCGGCAGAAAAAGATCTCGAAGAGGTACAGGCTAAGTTAGCAGAAGAACCTGCTTCTAAAGGCATATCACACAGCCCTGAAGGCAATGTAGAGGCTAAATCACAAGTACGACTAGGCAAGAATGGTCCTATGACTACTGCTCAAAGAGTATTTGAAAGAATTTCTAAAATTAACTAAAAATGGCTCAAAGAACATTGACACACGCAGGTAGCATGCCTGCTCTTAAATCGGAGATCTTGACTGCAGCTACAACATTGACCGAGCAAGATAATAACACAAACTACGTCTTGAATGCTGCGGCAGGATTCGACGTTACTCTACCTGCTTTAAAAGACGGACTTAGATTTCGTTTTCAGGTAGGAGCAAATTTTGCCACTAGCAATATGAGAATCGTATCACCAACAGCTACTAAATTTGAAGGTTCAGTAATTGTAGATGGAACTGCTGTACCTATAGCGTCACAAACATATGTACGTTTCAAGTTACCTGCTGAAACTATTGGAGATTATGTTGAGGTATATTGTGATGGAAGCAATTATCTCGTAAGCGGCGTGGCAGAAGCAGCAGGTGGTATAGACGCATCAACTTAATTTAAAAAAATACATAAGTCATGGCTACAACAACTAGCATCACTACAACGTATGAAGGTCAATTTGCAGGTCAGTACATTTCTGCTGCATTGCTTTCTGCGAACACTCTTGACAAGGGCGGTGTCCTTATCAAGCCAAACGTAAAGTACAAAGAGGTCGTAAAGACTCTAAGTACAGACGCAATCGTTTCTAACGCTTCATGTGATTTCGCAGATACTTCTACGATCACTTTAGCAGAACGTATCTTGCAACCTGAAGAATTTCAAGTGAATTTGGAATTATGTAAAAAGGATTTTCGTTCCGATTGGGAAGCAGAGCAAATGGGCTTTAGCGCATACGACTCTTTGCCTCCTAAGTTTAGCGACTTCCTCTTAGCACACGTTGCTGCAAAGGTTGCTCAAAAAACTGAGCAGACTATTTGGGAAGGTATTAACTCTAACTCAGGTGAATTTGACGGCTTAGTTACTTTGGCTCTTGCTGATAGTGACGTAATTGACGTTTCAGGACACGCAGCAGTAGACTCTACAAATGTGATCGCAAAATTAGGATCTATTGTAGACGCTATCCCATCAACTTTGTACGGACGTGAGGACATGTTCCTTTATGTATCACAAAACATAGCAAGAGCGTATGTTCGTGCTTTAGGTGGATTTGCTTCTAATCTAGGGGCTAATGGTACAAACGCACAAGGTACTCAATGGTACAACGGAGGCGAACTATCATTTGATGGTGTAAAGATCTTTGTTGCTAATGGATTGGCAGATAATACTGCTGTAGCAACATATCGTGATAACCTATTCTTTGGAACAGGTTTGTTGAGCGATCACAATGAGGTTAAGGTCATTGACATGAGCGAGGTCGACGGAAGTCAAAATGTTCGTGTGATCATGAGATACACAGCAGGTGTACAGATTGGTATTGCAGGTGACGTGGTATTGTATCACGCATAAGATTGATTGAGGTTTAATCAAGAGGGCAGGTAGGCAGATGCTTGCTTGCCCTTTTTTAATAAGAAATAACTATGGCATGTCAAATTGCAGCAGGACGTCTAGAGCCTTGTAAGGATGTAGTGGGTGGATTACAGGCGGTCTACCTATCTAACTTTGACGCATTTTCATTTGATCAAATCACTTTTGGTGGTACGGATGGAGAAGTTTCAGCAATAGCAGGTACTCCCGAGACGTTTAAATATGAACTTCGTGGAACAAGTGACTTCAATGAAACTATCACTTCATCACGAGAAAATGGAACTACCTTCTATGAGCAGGTACTCACATTGAATCTAAAAAAGTTGACTCCTAAAAGTCATAAGGAGATCAAATTTATTGCAACGAACCGACCAAAGGTATTTGTAGAGGATAACAACGGAAACATATTCCTAGCAGGTGCAGAATTTGGTATGGATCTAACAGCAGGAAACATCACAAGAGGTGCTGCTATGGGTGATTCTAGCGGCTACACTCTAACCTTGACAGGTATGGAGCGTCAACCTGCAGAATTTCTAGATGACACTCTAACGAATGTAGGAGTGACAACTAGTTCTGTTTATATAAGTGACATTTAAAGATCCCTGTATCTTTGTCTGCGAAGGTGGCGTCTATAGGGCGTCACTTTTTTTTTGCTTTTTTTTGCATTTATTTTTGGAAATTAAAAAAAGGGTTGTATATTAGCAAAGAATTAAACAAGCAATAACATGAAACAGATTACAAAATTAGAATGTGCAGAGGTAGTTTTACCATTAGGACACAAGGTTGGTTCTTTAGAGGGTGTACGTTACACCGAACTTGTAGAATGTCTAGGTAAGCCAACATGGGACTATCCTAGTGGTGATGACAAGGTGCAGAAGGAGTGGGTTGTGATGTTTGGTGACAAGCAGTTTACAATTTATGATTGGAAAACGTATGATGCTGAATACACTATGACGCATCTACAAAAGTGGAGCATTGGTGGGACTAGCAGTAGTTTAGAATTTAGTGATGCGCTGCTTAGAAAGCTAGGGCATACTAATGCCATGAGCCTTTAAAAATACAGGGGGATCTACGGATCTCCTTTTTTTTTCTTAATTTATTTTTTATTTACAAAAAAAGTATTATCTTTAGACTATAATTAACAACAAGCAATATGAAAAGATTTATTTACAACCAATGGAAGAATGACGTACTAGACGTTATTGAGGACGCGGTAGCATCTGCATACAGCAGTCACCGCGATGTGGACGAGGACTTTATTACTGACCTTATCTACAAGGAAATTGACAACGCGGTAATCTACTATGCGGACGCATGGGCTATAGCCTTTGAACTAGCTGATAGTGATTGGGCAGACATGGCTGCAGAGTTTGGCGAGATCACTAATATCTGCCAACTTGCATACGCAGCACTTTTTGACAAGGTGCAACAAGATCACCAAATGGAATCAAGTTATTTACTAGAATACTTTAAAGAAGAGGAAGAATGAAACTAGGTACAGAAACAGGTTCTCTAATGAACCATTTAAGAAGCAAGAACACCACACCTCCTGTAGTTGGTAAAGGGGCTACAGAATTGATGTGGACAGACAGGTACGCATACTTTGTGAATGCGGTGTCTAAGGACGGCAAGCAATGCACTATAGAACGCGCTAAAGCAATACGCACAGATCAGCGCGGCATGTGTGAAAGCCAAGACTATAGATTTGAGCGCACAGGACATACCACAGAACTACGTTTTAAGTGGGGCAAGTGGAGAGCGCAAGGGCAAGACGAATGGAATAAGAACAAGTGGTATCCTATTAACATAGTGTTTGGATACATGAATGAATACTTTGACTTTAGCTTCTAGTATTGCTTGTTAGGAAGGGGGGCTGCCATGAGGCAGTCTCTTTTCATTTACGGACATATGAAGCGCAGCGCGTTATATTGATATGACGATATTGAACTCACAGAACATCTTTCAATCTATAACTTGCTTTCCTAGAGACATTCTTACAGGAGAGGCTATTAGTCAATATGCACTTAGAATAGTAGATCAACAAAAGAATGCAGAGGTAGGTGTTGAAATTACGTCAAGAACTATAACCAATAAGAAGCTAGTAATTGAATTTTCATTGACTACGATTGATGAAAGGTTCTATACTATAGAGGTCTATAATAGATCTACAAATAAAATTCTTTTTAGAGGGGTGGCTTTTGCTTGTGATACTACGCAAAGTCTTGATAAGTACACGATGTACTTTGGTGATAACACCCTCCCAAGCGCAAATGATCAAACATACATCACTTTATGAGGTTCTTACAACTTAATAGCTATACAAGTCCTAAGATTGTCGAGGACAAACAGCACGACTATGTGTCTTATGGGTTAGATAACAACTACTACCAATACCTCATAGACTTGTATCATTCAAGTCCAACGAACAACGCAGCCATTAAGGGAATAGCAGACATGATCTACGGAGAAGGTCTTGAGGCTGTACAAGCAGATCGTAACCTGCAAGGATACCTAGAGGTCAAGACTATATTCAAAGACGATTGCATGCGTAAGATTTGTTTAGATCTTAAGATGCTAGGTCAAGCCACGTTTCAACTCATTAAGTCTAAGAACGGCAAAAGATACGCGAGGGCTATGCACTTTCCTGTGCAGACTTTACGTCCTGAGAAAGCAAATAAGGACGGGGACATTGAAGCCTACTACTATAGTGCGGATTGGACAAAGATTCGAGAAGATGAATTTCGACCTGTTCGCATACCTGCATTTGGTTACGATGAACAGGCTAATGAAAGCATCTACTGCATTAAACCTTATTCTACAGGCAACTATTATTTCAGCCCTGTTGACTATCAAGGAGGTCTACAATATGCAGAACTAGAGCAGGAGGTAGCCAACTACCATTTGAATAATATCAAGAACGGACTTGCCCCTTCAATGTTGATTAACTTTCACAACGGAGTACCACCTGAAGAGGAACAAGACGAAATAGAACGCGACATAACACGCAAGTTTACAGGATCTAGCAATTCAGGACGCTTTATCCTTGCTTTTAATGACAGCAAGGACAGCAGCGCATCTATAGAGCCTGTGCAGTTGAGTGAAGCATCTAACCAATATGAATTCCTGTCTAGTGAGTGCATGAAAAAGGTCATGGTGGCTCATAGGATCACTTCTCCCATGCTTTTAGGTATCAAAGACCAAACAGGTCTAGGGAACAACGCAGAGGAACTTAAAACGGCTTCTACGCTGTTTGACAATGTGGTGATCCGTCCGTTCCAAAGAATAATCATAGAGGCTGTGGACAACATCCTAGCTGTTAATGGCTTCTCGTTAGATCTTTATTTTAAGACA